GGATTGACAAGATGGGCCACGTAAGTGGTAAGCCCATGAGGATCCCTCGTTTGGAAACAAACGCGAGTTCCTTATTCTCCTTTCCTCCATCCCATGACATAGGCCCTAAGAGGCTTCTGCCAATGGTGTGGTAGAGAGGTGGAATCGAGTCACCTAGTGCTTCGACGATTCCATCCCACACGACTAGGGCGATGTCGTGTGGAATGTAGTCGGACGCTGCACTAAGGTCTGCGCTGGTGAGGACGAAGTCCTCCTCATGCACATAGTCCTCAGCTCCCTTCTGCACTCCGTGGGGAACGTTACTTTCCCCCAGTAGTGAGTAGTTGTGGACTCGAGATTTCTTTAGAAGGCGCAATAGCATTCCATTGATCCTTTGACCAAGGACCACCGACATTGCCGGTGACATGGATGCTATCCTGATTTTCTGCCCCCTTTCGGGTATGAGAACAGGACGCATAGGAAGGGGCTGGTTGGTTATTGCCCACTCCTTGTATTCCTGTTCTGCTAGCTCACGTGCAATGAGCGGCAGAATTCCAGCGCGCACACTTGTCGGTGCGGAGGTTGGCACAAGACGTTCGTCTGTGTCATCCATGGGTCGGTTGCGGTAGAACTCCGTAGCTAGTGTCGGTAGGGTGAGGCCTCTCTCTTCCAATTTCGTGTTGGAGAGGAAGCCATCATCCTCGACCGGCAGCTCCGGGGGTCTATGGCCCCGTACCCGTCCGCACTTCTCCGAGAAGTATGCGTATGCGCCTCCTTTAGATCTCGACACTTCAAGACATGCAGAAGTGTTCAACTTCACAGGGGCGAGGCTGCCATCATCCCACTCATAGTGAGTGTGATAATCGCGGCCCATCCTGCCGGTCTGCAGGTCGAATTCAACGTCTTGTTGTTCGGCTTGCGGGCCCTTGGGATGGCGGTCTAGAAGGCGTGTTATAAACTTCACTGTGAAGCTACGTAACTCGCCCTTTAGGCCGTCGATGCCTGCCTGTTCGCTAGGCGTGGGTTCCGTCCCTAGACGGTCACACCACGCTAGCAGTTCCTCCCGTTCGAGTTTATCGGCCACGTCCGTGCCGTTCGAAGGGATGGCTCTGCCAACACTAGCAAACTTCCATGCACTGCCTGGCGTCCATTCGGATACTAGGCAGCCCCTGATGAAGCCTTGGTTACCGTTCCCTGGGTCGTAAAGACGGGGAGCGTATCCAACCTTCTGTTGTCGCTGAGGAGCGTACGCGGCGTACGCTTGAGCTTCGGTAGCCCACTGTTTGATTGCTTTGCCGACACTGTTCGCACCTTGGTGCGCCTGTGTGAGGACAAACCATTCTCCCAGAGTGACAAGGCCCCTCCATGCTGCTAGCGCAGAATGGCAGGG